TTGGATATCCATCAATCCAAAACTATGGGGCACTACTTGATATCTCTATAAATGAAACTGACAATATAATTTACATTTCTGACACATCAGTATTCCCAAATGAAGGATTGTTATTAATTGGAGACGAAATTGTATCTTACACATCAAAGTTCAGTGATCGTTTCTTAGGAGTTACAAGAGGAGTTTCTGGTACAGTGGCACAGTCACATACTGCTGGAGATTATCTCAGAACTTTTTAAATTTAATCATTATAAATAAATCAGCAATTGTAGACGAGATCTTTAAATGCCTGCGATCATTTCAGATAAATTTAGAATTTTTAATGCGAAGCAATTCATTGAATCTTTCACCGAAGGCAGTAGTGATACTGGCGATGAAAGAACGAGAATGTATTTCTTCGTTGGTCGTCCCCAAAGGTGGGATGCTTACTTAGAGATTTTTAGTCAAAACGCTACCGCTTTTGCAGTTGGTGATGAAGTATACGTCGGTGCTTCATATGGCGCAGCAACTTTTAAAGGAGTTGTTAGAGAAGTATTCGAAGAGTCACTACTTCTTTATAATGTAACTGGTTCTGCAGGCCTTCAAACTGCTCCAGCAACAGGAGCAACTCTAAAAGGTTACTCTGGTGGATCTGACACTGGTGCTACAGCACTAACAGGAATCTACAGATATTCAATTGATGAAATCCCACCTCTTCCAGTTGACAACCAAACAGAAAAGTATGCAGTATATGATGATATTATTGCAGCAAAGAGAATTACTTCAGAGTTTGTAAGAACAGTAATTAGAAGGTACAACTGGCAGACAAACACCACATATGATATGTGGAAACCAGATTATTTCTCAACGGAAACTGGTAGAACTGGTAAGTTAACCGCTACTGGGCAATCTTCAATTTCGAATGCAAAGTTCTATGTAATGAACTCAACATATGAAGTTTGGAAGTGTATCTACAATGGTCAGGATCCATCAAATCCAAATGGACAACCATCAACAGCAGAACCAGCACTTGTTCCATCTTCTGGTTCATATGATAGTGCTACAGGTCTTTATACAGAGCCTGGTGGTGCTTATGTATGGAAATATATGTACACCATTCCTACAGACGATGTACTAAGGTTCCTATCGAGCGATTTTATGCCAATCGTTCTTCCAACAGAACCATCAAGAGCTGGTGTTATCGCAAATCAGGTTGTTGCTGGTGCTATTGATGCTTATGTTGTAGAAGATGCTGGTAGTGGTCTTCCTGCTGATGGCACTTACTACGCTCCAGTTCTTGGAGATGGTACTGGTGCTTATGCAGAAATTGTTATTGCCAGTGGCGCAATTTCATCTGTTGCAGTTGGTGGTCGTGGATCAGGTTATTCATATGGATCAATTGCTTTAAAATCTGGAACTGGTTCTGGAATAACTGCGTATGGACTATTTACAGATTCTGCTCTAACATCAGCTGCAACTGTTGGTGCTTCAGCAAAAGGTCAAATTGAAGTTGTTCTTCCTCCTCAGGGCGGTCATGGATCGGACATGGAAGTTGAACTCAATGGTAAGCGCGTAATGACAAACATTCGCCTTACTTATGCAGAAGGATTTGGAGACTTCCCAGTTGATAATGACTTCCGTAGAATTGGTATTGTCAGAGATCCATATGAAAGAGGAACTACCACTTATGCTACTGCAGATACTCTAAATGGTCTAACTGCTCTGAAAATTAATTCAGCTGGTGCTGATTATGTCCCAGACGATATTGTAAGGCAGACAGTTACTGGTGGAACTGCAATCGGTACGGTTGTATCTTGGACTCCTGATGCTCCTGGAAGTTTCAGTGGAATTCTCAAGGTATTCCAGTCGCCAGATTATCACAAGAACAATGGTGTTGTAAGAGCATTTGAAAACAACGCAAACCCTGTTGATGCTGATACTACACTTGCTGTTGGAACTATTGACGGTACTTACAATGCCACTGCAAGTAATGATCCAAATGCTCCATTCTTTGGCGATTTCACAAATGGTATTTCTCTACCAGAAATCGACAATAACTCTGGCGATCTCATATACATAGAGAATAGAAGACTAATCACAAGAGCTGCGGACCAAATTGAAGATATCAAGCTGGTTATCGAGTTCTGATTACGTCTGCTTTTAGTAAAAGAAGTAGATAATTTCAGAAAATGCCACAAAAGACGAACCTCAATGTAGATCCCTACTTTGATGATTATGACCCATCTAAAAACTTTTATAAAGTACTTTTTAGACCAGGGTATTCTATTCAAAGTAGGGAACTTACTTCCCTACAATCTGTTTTACAGAACCAAATTGAAAGTTACGGCAAGTTCCAGTTTAAACAGGGAGATCTTGTCGTACCAGGAGAGATTGGTCTTAACAATAATTTAAATTATGTTAAGTTATCTTCCGTATCTGAAGTTGCTGTAAATGTTGATGGAGATATCATATATCAAAAATATGATATCAAGCAGTTAGTTGGCGAAAAGATTAGAGGAATTACATCTGGAGTATCTGCTACTATCATTGCAGCTGAGTATGCAAATGATGCAGAAGCAGATACTCTTTATGTTAAGTACACCACAAGTGGCGACGCAGCAGATGAATCAACATTCAGACAGGGCGAAACACTTGAAGTAGTTGATGGAATTAATACACCTTTACTTGTTGTTGGAACAGATGGAAGTGTTCTACCAACAACCGTAACTATTGTTAATCCAGATACAGGAGAATCGAAGGCGGAGTTAAGTCCAGCAATGGGTCTTGCTTCTGCTGTAAAAATTGAAGAAGGTATTTATTTTGTTAATGGATTTTTTGTAAGAAATGACGAGCAATTATTAATTGTAAGTAAGTATTATAATCGCCCATCAGCAAAAATTGGTTTTAATATTATTGAATCAATTATCTCTGCAGATGAAGATCCTTCTTTATATGATAATGCAAAGGGTTATTCAAACTTCTCTTCTCCTGGAGCAAACAGATTAAAAATCTCTCTTAGTCTGAAGAAATATGGATATACAGAAGTAACAGACAAAAACTTTATTCAACTTTTAAAAGTTAAATCTGGTGTAGTAGAAAAGAAAGTTAAGAAAGCTGATTATACTTTACTTGAAGATACTTTAGCACGCAGAACTTATGATGAGTCTGGTGACTATGTAGTACAAGATTTCCCTATTGATATTAGAGAGTATTATCAAAGAAATGGAAACCTTGGATTCTATAATTTAGATAGATCATCAAATACTGTTAATGGTGTTGCTCCTCTTGAAGCGGCAAGGAAGATGGTCGCTTCTATTGGACCTGGAAAGGCGTATGTAAGGGGTTATGAGATAGTCAATAAGGAAACCAAGTACATTGAGGTAGAGAAGGCGAGAGACACCTTAGAGAGGGATAATAACACCATTAAGGGTAGGGGGTTATCTGACTTTAAAATTACTAATGTCTATGGATCAGTTCCATTAAATGCGGATGGATCAGAATTAACCGCATACCCAAATGTTTACTTATATTCAACTTTCAATGATGGAAGTATTGGTTTAAATGGAACTGAGGACAGCACATATTATAAACAAACTATTGACAGAAGAGGAGCAGAGTATGCTTTTTCTTCGGAAGGTGTAACTTTCAATAACGAAGATATTGGTATCAAGACAATTTACATTGAAGGTAGAGACACTACATTTACATTTACAGATATCAATGATACCACTTTTGCAGCAACTGATGGTAGTGGTATTGGTTTACTTTGGTTTAAGAAAACTGCAGATGAAGTAGACTCTGTTAAGTCATTGTCCTGGTCTATTGTAAAAAGACCAGAACTTGATGGCACTGGTGGAGCAGACTACTTAGAACTCACTGTATATGGAAGAAAAGATCATTTGGATCTTTATTTTAAAGAGTTTAATGATAGCGACTCAACTAAAGAAACTAAACTTTTCAGAACAAAAAATGCAGCTTTAAGCTCGACAGGTCAAGAGTTTGGTGTTATCAGGGACTACAATGAAATTGTAACTCCACTAATTGGTATTGCAAAACCAAAAAACTTCTATTTCAAAGATCTTCCTACTGGGTTCAACCCAAATATCGATAAAGTTCTATCGAAGGGAACTGATTTTTACGATGCTACGTTCTCCTTTAGTTATTTCAATCCAATCTTCTTTACGAAGTTAACTCTGGATAGTCCTGTAGCACAAGATACTTTTGGTGCAGGAAAATATATTATTGGTTCTAAGAGCGGTGCGTATGGAGTTGTAGAGGGTACAGCAAGTGGACAATATTCCACTGGAAACCAATTGTTTGTTAAAACTCTCTATGGCAATTTTGTTCCTGGAGAAACTATTTCCGATGAGGACAATAATGTAAGAAGAATTGCTGTAGAAAATACTATTTCACACTTTATTGTTACAAGAAGGGGAACTGGATATAATGCTTCGACAACCAACATTGAAGTTGATGGTGTCAAGTATGATTCTTCTATTGTATCCATTGGTTTAAATTCTACGGGAACGCTTTACAGAGTTGATGTAAGTAACAGAAATGCTTTCTTGCAAACTTATTCATCTCCTCCATCTGTTCAAGCAGCTGTATCTGGAGGAGCAACAGCTCCAAGTCCAGCAGCAATAATCGTTCCTGTTTTATTTAAAGATACTGTTCAAAATTATTCATCTGAAAATGTTAAGTCATTTTACTCAGTATTTGGATCTGGTGGTGAAAACAGATTCACCGCAGATACCGAATTGAGTAAGGAGCAATATTCTTCGACTACTCAAGTAACACCATATTCCTTCTCTGGAACAAAAGGATATAAGTACATCGAATCTAATGGATTTGGTGATGATGCTGCTAATTATGTTAAGCAAGGTGATCTTGTTCAATTCACAGATACATCTGGTGTTGTAAATAGAGGAATTGTTCAAACAACCACAAGATCTCAAGGATCTAAAAAAACCAGGATCTACTTAGATTCTGCTCTACAAAATAATGTTGTAAATGCTTCGATTGCAAGAGTAAGACCAAAACAATCAAATACTGCTCTCTCAACTCTTATTTTCCCAACTGGAAGTAAACAGATCAGATCTCTTATTAAGGATACAGTTGATTCAAAGTTTAAGTATTATTTCAGAAGAGATTTTGTAACTACTGGTTCTTCAAGTGGCGGATTGCTAACATTTGCTGCACAACTTCCATTCGGAACACAAAGATTTGTAAGTTACACTAAAGAGAATTACATTATTACAGTTTTAGACAAAGGAAGTTCTAATGTAGTGAAAGATGGAGACATTATCTACATCGATCCAAGTTATGTAAATATTGATACATCTACAGATGCTACAAGCGGACTCACTTCAGGAAGTGTAACTATCTCTCTTCCAGATGATTTCTTTGGAAATCTAACGACAAATTTCCCAACTCTAAAATTAACAGCAACCTTAGAAGTTTCGAAAGCAAAACCAAGACTTAAAACTTCTATCGCCAACAGAAGAATTGTTATTACTGCTGGTGGAGACAGAATTGTCCCACTTAGAGGATATGACTATGATTCTGAAGATACTGAAATTTTCACGTATTCTGATGCATATCGTCTTAGATATGTTTATGAAGGTGGTTCCAATCCTCCAGTTGTAGATTCAGATGGTATTCTTATCAGTGGTACTGACGTAACAAATAGATTCACTTTTGATAATGGACAAAGAGATACTTTCTATGATGTATCAAGAATTGTTTTGAAACCAGGATTTGATGCTCCAACTGGTCAACTTGTTGTTGGATTTGATTATTTTGAACATTCACAAGGAGATTTCTGTACGGTAGATTCATATCTACACGAAGCTGGTGTTGGTGAAGATGACATTCCATACTTCAATTCTTCTGTTTATGGAAATGTTTCATTGAAGAGTATTATTGACTTTAGACCAAAGGTAGATTCAAATGCAGTTATCAGCGGATTCCAAGATAAATCTCTACTAACTCAAGGAGAATTCAATAGTTTCAGTGGTCCTGGTGGTGTTCCAACAAGTACACCAGCAATAGATGCAAACTTAGAGTATACCATTTCATTTAGTGAGACTCAATACCTTGACAGAATAGATGGTATTTTCTTAACTAAGAAGGGAGAATTTATTATCAAAGAAGGCAATTCATCACTGAACCCAGCAAAACCAGAAACAATTGATGATAGTATCCCTCTCTATTACATCTATGTTCCATCATTCACAACTTCCTACAGAGATGTAAAGATTATTCCTGTAGACAACAAGCGTTATACGATGAGAGACATCGGTAAACTTGAGAAGAGAATTGAGCGTCTTGAGCACTATACAACTTTAAGCATCCTTGAGCAACAAGCATTAAACATGCAAATCAAGGATGATATTGGTTTTGATAGATTCAAAAGTGGATTTATCGTAGATAATTTTGAAACACACAAAGTTGGAAACTTAAAGTCAATTGATTATAGATGTTCTATTGATACACAACAATCTGTCTTAAGACCACAAGTTAAAGAAGATTCTCTCAACCTGGAAGAAATTTTCACTAATGAAAATGAAAGATCTTTATATGGATATGTCAACAATAATGGTATTGTTACACTGCCATATACAAACCTAACATTAGCATCAAATCAGTTTGCTACAAAGACGATCAACCCAAATCCGTTTGTGGTTATTCAATATGCTGGTGATGGTCATTTAATTCCAGAAGTTGATCAATGGTATGATGATTCAGTAACTCCAATTTCTGTTAATGATAATACTGGACTGTTTACTATCTTCTCTGCTAAGAATGATGTTTATGAGTCATTCTCTTCTATCTACAATAGTTTTATAATTAACTGGGTAGGAACTAACAGAACATTCTATAATATTGCTCCACTAACTTCTATTAGCAGCGAAAATTCAGAATCCAATATTGAAATGGCATTAGTGGCAAGTAGTTCAAATATTACTCCACAAAACCATGAGTTAGCACAGGGAGTTGGCAAGACTAATATTGGCAATAAATCTGTAATCAACTCTTTACAACTATTTGCAAGAAGTCAAGAAGTTAGATTTGTAATCAGAAGAATGAAACCAGAAACACAAATATTTGTGTTTATGGAAGGAAAAAATATTGGAAGATGGGTTAATCCTGATGAAAAATTTACTGGCATTGCAAGTAATTCACCAACCTCATTCGGATCAACAGTTACGACAGATGAAAATGGTAATGCAAGTGGAATTATCATTATTCCTGCTGGTGTTCCTCCAATTGAAGGAACATCATGGACTAATGATATAGAAACTGTTGCATATGATACTACAGCAGATGAGTTAAGATTCCCTGCAGGTATTAAGACTATTAGATTTACTTCAAGTTCTACAAATGAAGATAAGAGCACTGTAGAAACTTACTCAGAAGTTAAGTACTATGCTACTGGTATTCTGCCAGAAAATCCAAAGTCTATTATTTCAACAAGACCTTCATACTTCAAAGCAAATGAAGGTGTCCAGTTAGTAGACAGTAACACTGATGTTGAGATTAAACCAAATCCACTGGCACAAACATTTAAGGTAGAAAATTATCAGGGTGGTGTATTTGCTACTGGTATTGATCTCTTCTTCAATAAGAAGAGTGCTAACATTCCAGTAAGAGTTTATCTAACCAATGTTGACTTAGGAAAACCATCTAAAAATATTGTTCCAGGAACAGAATCCGTTTTAAATCCAGAAACAAAACTAAAAGTTTATGCAAGTGGAAACCTTGCAGTTAAGGTTGGCGAACTTGTAGTAGGATCTAAGTCTGGTGCATCTGGACCTATCCTTAAAGTTCTGGATAAGAATGATATTCAGATTAATCCTTTACTTGATGGTCGTATTAATCTCAATAACGAGCAAGTTTATACATTTGTATTGTCAAATCATAATGGCATATCTTTCCTTCAAAATGAAGGTTTGACTTCGGACTTCTTGACATCATACAACAATCAAAATGCTACTAACCTCACATTAACAATTGCAAAAGATTCAGGAAAAATTTCAAAACTAATAATTGAATCTACTGGAAGTAATTACGAAACCGCTGTTCTAACTATTGAAAGTCCACAACTTCCAGGTGGTAGCACATCTACTGCTGTATGCAAGGTTTCGGGTGGAAAAATTTACGACACAACTCTAACACTTGCTGGCAGTGGTTACACGGAGAATCCATCCATTGTTGTTAAAGGAACAGGAAGTGGTGCTGCTGGTGCTGTGGTAAAATCTCAAATTGAAATTACCAATCCAGCAGTTATCATGGGTGTTGCTGTAGATGACTTTGATTCTTTCGGTCTTATTAATTCTGTAATTCCAACAAGATTTAACTTTGAGTACCCAGTCTACTTACAGAACAATACTGATTATGCTCTTGTGATTGAAACCGATTCAACAGATTACCATATGTGGTCATCTAAGTTGGGTGAGTCGGATATTTCAACAAGCATTACTGTAACTACTCAACCAGGATTAGGATCTCTCTACAAATCACAAAATGTGGACAACTGGACAGAAGATCTCTTTGAAGATGTTAAGTTTACTCTATACAGAGCAGAATTTGACACAAGCAGAACTGCACAATTGTTCTTAAAGAATTCTTCTCTTGGTTATGAGAGACTCCAAGCAGATCCAATTGAAACGTCAGCAAGATCAAATTCAACCGCAACATCAATGTTATTCAAGAATAACAATTCAACTGTGAAGATTTCTCATAGAGATCATGGATTCGAAGACTCTGGAAAGTCCTATGTATTTTTTAACAATGTGAACGATGTTGGTGGAATCACAGATGCGACTTTTAATGGAACTCTATTTGAAGTAATGAATGCTGGCATTGATTCATATAATGTTCAAATTCCATATAGAGCTGGTAGTAGTGTTCTTGGCGGAGGATCTTTTGTAATCGCATCTCATAATAGAAAATATGAAAAACTTTATGCTCAGGTGAATTACATTCAATCGGAAGGAACTTCTATTAATTCTTTTGTCAAGACAACTAATATCATTCCAGTTGATTCAAACACATTAAATTATGCAACATATTCTTCTGCAAATTATGAAAAGACTTTCTTAAATGAAGAACAATATTTTACCAATCAAAAAGTAGTTACCTCTGATATCAATAGCA